CAGACTAGCTTCGCTACAAGCGGCTACTCAGTGGGCTTCGTTGACGTATATATGAACGGCGTAAAGCTGGCTGCTGCCGATTACACTGCGACCAACGGCTCTGACGTTGTGTTGGCTACCGCTGCTTTGGTTAATGACATTGTAGAGATTGTAGCGTTTACATCGTTTGTAGCTGATGGAAGTCTACCAACTACGGGTGGTACTGTCACGGGTGACATTACCTTTAACGACAACATCAAAGCTAAGTTTGGTGCTGGCTCAGATTTGCAGATTTACCACGATGGGTCTCATAGTATTATTAAAGATGGAGGCACTGGCAATTTACAGCTTAATGCAGGAAATTTTGTAGTAAATAATGTTGCTGATTCAGCTAATATAATCACTGGCAACGATGGTGGTGCAGTAAGCCTTTTTTATAATGGTGGTAAAAAAGTTGAAACAACAGCCACAGGCATAACAGTCACAGGCACTCTTGCAGCAACCGCACTTACAGGTGACGGTGCGGGTATCACAGGTTTGTCAGCAGGCGGTGAACAAGAGTTTGTAGCTTCTGGCGCAATAGGAAATGGTGCTATAGTTGGCCTTAATACAAACGGCACCGTGTCGGTTATGACCGATTCTTATTATTCGGCTACAAATGTAGATACGGCAGGCAGGGTATTTGATACCTATGCTAGTTTTGACCCAGACACTGGTAAAGTTCTTGTTACCTACGAAAGAACCAACACAAACGGTTACCCTTGTGCGGTAGTAGGCACTGTAAGTGGAACAAGTATAAGTTTCGGCACACCTGTTATCATAGCATCTGTTAATTATAGTGAAATTTGCTCTGTTTATGACACTGCCGCAGATAAACTACTCTTTTTTACTTTTGGAGGTGGCACTCTTTCTGGATATGTTGGAACGGTAAGTGGAACAACCACTTCTTGGGGCAGTGTAAATTCGCTTATTACTGGCGGTACTAATTATTGCGATAATGGAACTTGTTGTTTTGATAGTAATGCAGGAAAGGCGGTTGTTGGCTATAGAAACTATCATAGTAGTACATATTATGGTTATGCCAGCGTAGTTACTGTAAGCGGAAATAGTTTGTCTGTTGGCTCAGAAGCATTAGCCATTCAAGTTGCTCATGCTGGCCCAACTGTAAGTCAAGGCGGGATGGTATTTGATAGCAATGCTAATAAAGTTTTGTACCTTTCTACTGCCGCAGCCTCACCCCACGTAGCTGTAGGAACGGTAAGCGGTACAAGTATAAGTTTTAGCACACCTGTTGCGGTAGAAAGTACTATCACAGCCAATACATTAGTAGGTGTGTTTTGCGGCGGCAGCATTAACAAAGTCTTATTAACTTATTTTGCAACGACTTGTAAGGCGGTTGTTTGCAGCATTTCTGGAACAACGCCATCTATTGGAACTGCCGCAACTGATTCTTCTACCTCTAATTCTGCTCGTTTTCCTATATTTGATCCAGATACGGGGCGTGCATTTATTATTACTGATAGTGGTACTTTAACTATGACGCCATTATTTGTTTCTGGAACGGCTTGTGGCATTGGAGTACCCGTTACAATCGTTGGCGCAAATACTTATGGAGATCAACTAAGAACAATTACCTCTGCATACGATACAACAAATGATAAGATGGTAATTTTTCACGCCACTAACACTACGGCGTCAGGTGCAGTGTCAGCAGAATCAAGGATTATAAACACTAATGCTCCTGATTTTATAGGGGTCGCAGCGGAGGCAATATCTAGCGGAGCGACAGGAAAAGTTACTGTGGTTAGTGGTGTGAATGAAAGTCAATCGGGTTTATCTATTGGTGCGCCGTATGGTTATGACTCTGCAAACGGCAATCTAGTGCTCGGCGGCAATAACGTATTTGGCAAAGCAATAGCGGCGAACAGGTTGTTTATCACGAAGGGGACAGCATAATGAAAACGTTAGTAAGAAGTGGAATATCTATGTACGTTTTTGCAGACAATGAGGCTGTAAACATAACAGATACAAATATTGTTATTGGAAGTCCAGAAACTTTAATTATTGGGGACTGTAATAGTGGAGACACTACACTGCATACTGGTGTTACACCGCCTAGTGATTGGGTGGGCAATAAATATTTGTTTGATGGCACAACATGGTCGGCTAATTCTGCGTGGGTTGATCCTGCAAACAAGTTAAGACCTGAAGAATCGGAGTAAGATATGACCAAAGCTAGAGACCTTGCAGGATTTGCGTCATCCTCTGTAACAACCACAGCTTCTGATGGCTTGGTTCTCAAAGGCGATGGTAGCAGCACAGACGTTGTAATTAAGAACGGCGCTAACGCTACGGTGGCATCAGTCGCAGATGGTACAGTAAACATTACTGCTGCGGGTTCTATAACAGCTACAGGTGCGTCTGTAGGCGCGTTGGCTAGAGGTTCTATACAAGTAGGTAACTCGTCAGGTGTGGCTGCTCCGCTGACCATAGGCTCTAACACACAATTACTTCAGTCTAACGGCACAACAGCGGCTTGGGCTACTATCAGCACTGGCACACCGCCCGTTGTGTTTCCGAGTAACTGGGCATCGCCAACTAACACATACACAAGTTCTGGGACTTGGTCTAAAGGGTCTTTAGCTGACGATGACTATGTTTGGATTTACCTGATTGGCGGGGGTGGCGGTGGCGGGTCAAAGACCGCGACTGGAAGTAATATAGTAAACGGCGGGAATGGGGGTTCACCATTATTTTTGTACGGCAAAGCCCAGTATTTTAACGGTGGCGCGTATGTTGTAGCCGCCGCGAAGGCTGGAAATACGGCTGCGCTTTACGGTGCAACAACACCAAATCACACAACGTTTACTTTATCATCAGCATATGGATCAACGGTTTATACAACAAATATCGGTGGGGATACTACATCCTCACGTTTTTTCACAGTATTTCCAGAAGTGCTTGACGTTGTGGATTTAGCTTCTTTTCCTGATTACACGCTGGCGGGTAAGGAAAATGAAACCACTGCTTACTCAGACACAGGACTTCCCAGCGGCGTAGCGTATAGATATTTAGCGCCGGGGAAGGAATATAATGATTCCGTAACAGCCGCAGAGCATTGTATTTTTGGGGGCGGAAATGGTGGGGGGTCACAAAACAGTAGCACAAAGCTGTCGGGGACCTCAGAGTTCTGTGGTGACGCAGGTGCAGTTGCCGCTCAAGGGGGGGATGGAATTGCGCCCGGCGGAGGGGGTGGTGGGTCACAAACTAGTTCAAATTCAGGTGGTTCAGGAGCGCAAGGCGCAGTTAGAGTTTATCATGTCTAAGGTTTGGTACAACAGAACGACAGGCGATGGTGCAGTGTTTGATGATGCAGAAGACATGTCAAACTGGCCTGATTTTCAAGCTGACTCAGTAGCTGCAAGCGAAACCCAAGTCAGAGCGCAACGTGACGCACTACTAGCCGCTTCTGATTACATGGCTTTGGCTGACAGGATTACAGACGAATGGCGTACTTACAGACAGGCACTGCGTGACATACCCGCACAAGCTGGGTTTCCTACAGATGTGACTTGGCCCGTTGAGCCTAGCTGATGTTAGGTTTTTCTCCCCTAGCTTCTGCCCCCTTAGCGTCAGTAGGCGCGGCAATAGTATTTGCCGATTCTGTGTTTGCAGTAGGGGCTGTTGGATCGGTAATTGCTACAGGTAACGCAGTTATTGAACACGCAGACGGGGTGGCTGGAGATGGTGCGGTAGGTGCTGTTACTATCGTAACCGGACAAGGACCGATAGTATCTCCTGAAGGAGTAGCTGCAGATAACGCTGTAGGTACTGTAAATGTTTCGGGAGCCGCTAATGTACTGCCTTTAGGAGTAGCTGGTGATGTTGCTGTAGGCACTATAACTGTTAATATAAATAGTAGAATTATACCTACACCAGTAAGAGCCTTCTCACAAATAGGTGTAGTTGAAGTTAAGATAAACGCTCCCGTACCCGTAACAGGACTTGCAGCTAACGGCGCAGTAGGGCAGCTACTAACGTGGCAAGAAATTGATGACGCACAAACGCCGCCAGACCCTAACTGGCTACCTGTGAACTAGATGAGGTTACAATGGCAACGCAATTTACACCAATACTAAAACTAGCCCTACCTGTTCAAGGTGAACTAACAGGAAACTGGGGTAATACAGTAAACGATAGTATAACGTCTATGGTAGAAGAAGCCGTTGCAGGACGGTCTGTAATAAATATATGGTCTACTAACTCAGCCACCTTATCTGTGGCAAACGGAGCCGCAGCGTCTTCTAGGTCAGCTATGTTGACTCTTACGGATACCAGTACCTCACTAACAGGTGCGGCTACAGTAATATGTCCTGCGGTTAGTAAAATGTATATTATGCAGAACCTTACTGCACAAACAGTCACGTTAAAAACTGCTAGTGGTACAGGCATCGCGATCCCAACAACCAAATCTTCTTTGTTATTTTGTGATGGCACAAATGTAATTGAAGCTGTTACCAATGTTACTTCGTTGTCTATTGGCGGTAGTACATTAACTCTGGCAGGCAACCTCACTACCTCTGGAGCAAATGCGTTAACACTTACCACTACCGGAACTACTAATGTAACTTTCCCTACTGCAGGCACATTGATCACGCTTGCAGGTACAGAAACATTAACAAATAAAACATTAACTACACCTACAATCAATGGTGGGACTATATCAGGTATAACCGATCTGGCTATTGCAGATGGAGGTACAGGCGCTGGTACAGCCACCGCAGCCCTTGCGGCACTGGGAGGTATAGGTTCAGTAGCTGCAGATGGGTCTCCGCAACTAGGTGGTACGTTAGACTGTAATGGACAGAATATAGAGTTTACTGCACAAGAAGCTAGGTTTGGGCAAGGTAATACTTTTGTAGTATCTCATACAGGCGCGGCTACGCTAGTTAATGGTACAGGCAATTTTACAGTACAAACCGATAATGACTTTGCTGTAAAATCAGCAAACGGTGTTGAAACTATGTTGTCTGCCACTAAAGATGGCGGGGTAGTCTTACGTTATGATAACGTTGCAAAGTTTTCTACTACTTCAGGGGGAGCAACTGTAGACGGTAATCTAGGTGTTTCTGGCACTGTAGATGGTGTTGATGTTGGAGTTAATATCCCCGCTACTTTAGGTTCTGCAGGACAAGTTTTAACGGTAAATACGGCTGCTTCGGCAGGTGTTTGGTCAGATGCAACATACAAAGGTTTAGTCAAACTAGCCATCGCTACTAGCAGCACCTCGCTTACAAACCTTACAACAGATGGTAGTACCCCTAGTGCATCTAACCAAATCTTAGTGCCCGTAAATACTGCCATGGTTATAACTGGAACTATAGTTATGCGCCGACAGGTGGCACAAGGAACAGATAATTCTGCGTGGGAAGTTAAAGCCTTAATTCGTAGAGAAGCTAGTGGAGTTTGTGTTATTGTTTACCAATCAGTTACCTCACTATCTAATGCGGGTAGTTATACAAATCCTGTTTTGTTAGCTGCAGGGGTGTCTGTTGCAGGAGTATTGCAAGTACAAGTTACGGGAAAAGCAGGGCAAAATCTACAATGGAACGCGGACCTAACAACTAACACCTCAGTTTACGCATAAGGTTTACGAGTATGGATTTAGAAGATCGTGTAGGCGCACTGGAGCGAGATATGACAGCTATACAAACAGAGGTAAGAATACAATTTAAAGAAGTATTTACTCGCGTTAAACGGCTTGAAACAGTGCTTATAGCAACATCAGGGGCAACTATTATAATGTTGCTTACAATTCTCAGCCGTATGGGTTAAGTATGTGGTTCATGTTTTTGCTTTAATTCTTTACATAGGGGTAGGGTCTAGCCGTACTCTTGCCAGCGAAGACATATATTTTTACAGGTTAGACCACTGTAACTATTACGCCCGAGAAATTGTAAGGCGTTACGGGTATCCCGACATACAGGATTATGGAACAGCATACTGTGTACCAAAAGTAGTAAACCCTACAGAGGTAACAATATATGATTGACCCAGTTACAGCTTTTGCAGCAGCTAATGCAGCCTTTAAAGGCGTAAAACTGTTGGTTGGCGCAGGCCGTGAGATGCAGGACGTTAGCAAACAACTTGGGTCTTGGTACTGTGCAGTTGCAGACATTACCCGTGCGGAGTCTCAACGCAAGAACCCTACGTGGCTAGACAAACAAACCCACGGTAGTGATAATATAGAACAAGAAGCAATGGACATTATTGTCCGTAAGAAAACTTTGCTTGAGAAAGAAAAAGAGATTAAGTTTATGTTAGATTACAGGTTCGGTCTAGGAACCTACGATGAGATGTTAGGTATGCGTAGACAGATACGCAAAGAAAGAGAAGATACGGTGTACGCAGCTATGGAAGCAAAGAGACAGATGGCAAACAATGCAGCTATTGGTGGCCTGTCTTTGGGTATCCTTAGTGTGTTAGGCGGTGGCCTATATTTAATAGTGTTGGCTACACAGTGATAAATGCGCTAATACTATCAGTAACACTTGCGGGGGTTGCTAATCCAACTCATGTGAAGTGTTACCTATGGAAGAGGTTTACAGACGTAGATGACCAAAAGGTATGTGTATATAGATTCAGTGCGGGTTTTGGTGGGCTGGGATATCATTACCCTACGTTTAGTTTTTCAGAGTGTCCGAAGGTATTTAGTTGCGTCTATGAAAAAAAGAATAAACGACCTAGTTTGTCCGAAATATTAGATGGCCTTAAAGGAGGTTTCTGATGCAAGTAGCTTTTACAAGAATACTAGAATATAAATTACTACCTCGTTTTATGATGTTTACTATGACAGTGGTGTACGTTCGTTGCATAGAGTGGGCGCTTACGCAACCAGACTTGTCTACACAACAGGCCAGTTTGATTTCTGTTGTAACGGGAGCCATGACGGGTGCGTTTGCCGTTTGGTTGAGTCACGAAAAATGATAGCACAACTTATAAGCAGTCTTACAGGTTTAGCTACCTCGGTAATAGACGGTAAGACACAGATCAAACTGACCGAAGCAGAGGTGCGTAAGAAACAACTCACAGGTGAGATTGATTGGGATATTGCAGCTATAAAGGGCGCTAATAATTCTTGGAAGGATGAATGGATTACCTTACTTTTCAGTATTCCACTAATATTAGCCTTCTGCGGAGATTGGGGAAATGACATAGTTGCTAAGGGCTTTATGGCTCTGGAAGTCATGCCCCAATGGTATCAAATTGCGTTGGGTGGGATCGTTAGTGCTAGTATAGGTATGCGGTCTGTAAGCAAGTTTTTTGGAAAGAAGTAGGTATGGGATACAAGTTAGGAAAACGCAGCCTGTCAAGGCTAGAAGGTGTAAACGAAAGTCTGGTAACTGTCGTGAAGTACGCCATAGGCGTTACAAAACAAGACTTCTCGGTGATATGCGGACTGCGAACAATAGACGAGCAACGTGCTTTAGTAGCAAAGGGCGCATCGCAAACCATGAAGTCAAAACACATTGATGGTAATGCTGTGGACCTAATGGCTTACTGTAACGGTGGGGGTCGGTGGGAGCTTAACCTGTACGATGAGATTGCCGATGCCATGA